GACGAACCATTCTGATTCAGTAGTTAAACAAAGCCCGCTCTTGGTTGAAAGACTGAGGGCGGGCTTTTGTTATTGTGTGTGAATGGCTGGTTCAACTGAACATCGGAGGGCCCCGCGTAAGAGCGTGGTTGAGATACGCAAAATAGGTTCGTGGGGAAGCATTGTTTATCATCATGTTCTTGAGTGTGGACACATAGAGAAAAAACCTCGTGCATCAACATCTCCAAAACTTGCATGTGCATGGTGCTTGCGTGCATCGGAAGTGCAAGAACAACTTGCATCACTCGCACTTCCTGCTCCTCGTTCAACAGTTACTGACGAAGACTCAGCATCTGTTGAATCATCAATCATGTCAGCGCAAGCAACAATTGCTTCTCGTCTTGGAGTAAACACCGATGCAGTTGACATTGTTTTACATGATGTGAATGGAACTTTAGAAATTAAATACGCAACAGTGTTTCTAAGTGCGAGCGAAGTCCGTAAGATAACGGGGCATCAGTAACGGGAGGTCATGATGATAAACCAAGGAGAGTTTGCACCTGAGGGTGGGGCTTGCATAGGAAAGCCAACTGATTGGTGGTTTCCTCTTCTAAAGACTGGAACCCGTGAAGAAGTAGCAGAGTCACGAAAGACCACAGCACAAGCAAAAGTTATTTGCAATACATGTTCAGTGCGAGGTGAATGTCTTGAATACTCACTCCGTTGGGAACCGTGGGGTATTTGGGGTGGTTATGACGAGCAACAGCGTGCACAGATGCGTTGGGAACGACGAATCTCTTTGCATAGAGAAGGTCGTATTGTTTTTAGTGGCGTAGGTTTGCGTGATGCGAACGGAGTCGGAGTGTTCGGACGAGTCCCGCGTGTCTAAACATATTGATGAATTCGTATCCAAACTAAAGGGTGTCAGAGAGACGGCTAATGGATGGGAAGCACGCTGTCCGTGTCGCAATGATGACGACAATCCATCTCTTGCTGTCGGTGTAGATAAGTCAAACGGAAACATCCTTGTTACTTGTCATCGTGGCTCACCATGTTCATCAAAAGAAATATGCGAAGCGATGGGTGTTACGCAAGCATCGCTGTTTGCACCAAAGAATCGTGAAACTGTGAAGAAAAATGAGTTGACATTAGTAAAGAGTTACGACTATACTGATGGAGAAGGAAATCTTTTATTCCAAAAGTTGCGTTACATAGATAGCGACGGGAAGAAAACATTCCGACAACGCAAGCCTGATGGCAGAGGCGGTTGGGAATACTCACTCGGTGATACACCAAAGGTTTTGTACAACCTACCGATGGTTCGCAAAGCAGTAGCCAAAGGTTTTCCTATCTGGGTTGTTGAGGGTGAGAAAGACGCAGACACTCTTATGGGTCTCGGTCTTGTTGCGACAACGATGCCAGGCGGGGCTGGTAAGTGGCTTGAGATTCACACGAATGAATTAAAAGGTGCGCAGGTTGACATTGTTGCCGACAACGATGAACCTGGTCGTGACCACGCAAAGAAAGTTCTTGAAGAATTACTCAAGGCTGGATGCGATGCAAAGGTGTGGTCAACACCAAAGCAGAAAGATGTAACAGACTTCCTTGCGACTGGTGGTTCGTTAGAGGAACTCGTTGAACCTGAACTTGGTGCTGTTGTGGTTCCAGAGCCAGAAGAGCCCCGTGACATCTTCACTGATGCTCGTGACAAGATTGCAGACATTCTCTCCCGTGATGACTTGACTCCACAGCAGATGGTTGTCAAGGCAAACAACATTGCTTTAGGTGTAAGCCATGACAAGCCAGTTGACTTCGGTCGTCTTGTTGTGTGGGATGAGTTTGTTGAGGAAGAGTTTGACGACTCATACGACTGGATTATTGAGGGTCTTCTAGAGCGTGGCGAACGAGTAATCGTTGTTGCAGCCGAAGGTGTTGGTAAGACAATGCTTGCACGACAGATGGCAATCTTGTGTGGTGCAGGTATTCACCCGTTCACTTATCAGCGCATGAAGCCAATCCGCACATTGACGATTGACTTGGAGAATCCTGAGCGCATCATTAAGCGTACTTCTACAGACATTATGAAGAAGGCGAAGGCTCGTAGCGGGATAAAGCATGTGGAAGCACAGTTGCTTATCAAACCTGCTGGTCTTGACTTAATGAAGTCTAGCGATAGAGAGATTCTAGAGCAAGCCGTTGAGATAGCAAAACCTGAACTTCTTGTGATGGGACCTTTGTACAAGGCTTTTGTAGACCCAGGTGGTCGCACATCAGAGTCAGTAGCCATTGAGGTCGCTAAGTATCTTGACTATGTCCGAGACACTTACAAGTGTGCATTGTGGTTGGAACACCACGCTCCGTTGGGAGAGAGCATGAATAACCGTCAGTTGCGCCCATTTGGTTCCGCCGTGTGGTCCCGTTGGCCAGAGTTCGGTCTTTCACTTACTCCCGACATAACATCAGGTATTGCGTACACATATGATGTAAAACATTTCAGAGGTGCTCGTGATGAGCGTCAATGGCCGACTAAAATGAAACGAGGCACCCTCTTCCCGTTTGAGGTCCTTGAATTCGCAAAGGTCACCACATGAGCGACGAACGCAACAATAAAGTAATGACACGAGAGTTCCTCGCAGAGAGGGACTTGCGTATCTTTAAGATGCGTCAAGCAGGCGTTTCTGTAACAGAAATCGCTAGAAGATTCCAAGTATCAACAGCATCTGTCAATAAAGCCGTGCAAAGACAACTGGAGAAGTTGAATAGGGAAGCCCTTATGGCATACCCTGAGGTGCTCCGTATGGAACTAGAGCGCCTAGATAACCTTCAGGCAGCCATTTGGCCCCTTACTCAGCATCGCAAGGTTTCTATGGATGACGGGACTGAGGTGGCCATGGAGCCAGACCTCAAAGCAATTCAGCAGGTTTTGTCCATTATGGATAGACGCACCAAGTTGCTTGGCATGGAGGCTACGAATATCAATGTATCCATGGATGTCCGTGACCAAAGTTCTGTTAAGGCGACTCTTGCTGGTCAGGCTAACGGTGCGGCTGCTATTGATGCGTTTGACCCCGAGACGGAAGCCCGTAAATTGCTTGAGATTATGGGTGCTTCAGGTGTGTTGCCCCCTGCTACAGTTCAAGGGATACTCAGCAGTGCTGAGGAACCAATACATGATGCAGAGATAGTTGAAGAAAATGACTGACGAAAACAATATTGCTTCGGCACTTGACAAGGCGATTGACTCTGACATGGCTGTCTCTAGCGAGGTTTCCGCAGATGGAACAGCAGATAAGCAGATTCTTATTCGTATTCCTGAAAAAGACAGAGAGCGCTGGAAGCAGGCATCTGAAGTAAAGGGAGTCCCGATGTCTCAGTTCATCCGTGATGTGGTGAACAAAGAGGTTGAGGGTGTTCTTGACTGCCGTCACCCAGTGAATCGCCGTCGCTACTACCCGTGGGCTGAATTCTGCCTTGAGTGTGGGACTAGACTTCGGGGATGAACGAAGAGCAGGTAGAGACTAGTGTCGCTGCTCAGAGATACTCGCAGTGCCTTGAGTGCGATAGGTTCCGTCGTTTTACTAAACAATGTAAAGAATGCGGTTGCTTCATGCTCGTAAAGGTGAAGGTAAAGCGTTCCTCGTGTCCATTGGGTAAGTGGTAATGGAACTTTTGCTTATTGTTGTCTGCTTACAGGCATCTGTATTAGTTGCTGTATGTAGAACAATACTATCTTTAAATAGAAAAGTCAACAAATTAGAAAAGATTGTTGACAAACAGGATTCTCGTATTAAAGCATTGATGCTGATTGCAAGAGTTCTTAGAGTTAAAGACGAAGATTAGTCTTTTCTTACTGCTCGTCCAGCACTTTCCGCTGCTCTGGTGTTTGCAACAAACTGACGACCTGCTTGACTGCCACTGATTTTCTTACGATTAGTCGCCGTTCTCTGCGCTGGTGTAAGACGACCCCAAGCCGCAGAAGGAAGATAGCGACGAGTCCCGCCTTTACGAATCGCTGGTTTGCCATCGGATGTTCTCCACTTCTGTCGTGTCCAAGACTTTAGCGAACGCTGTGTCTTTCTGACTCCACCTCTGTAGCCACCGCCTGCTTTTCTGTATTCCAAAGCAAGAAGTTGTGCCTTTCTAGCAGACCATTGACCTGGGTTTCCACCCTTGCTACCAGCCATGATGCGGTTCTTTAATCTATTACGCAGTTCAGGCTTTGTGTATGCGAGCGACTTCTCTTCAGGTGCTTCATCCAAGAAGGACTTTGTCTTGATTTCTACCCATGCGAGAGTCTTGCCCTTAACCTCACGAGTCGGGACTGAAGACAGTCTGTTAATAAGAGCGATGATTCTTTCCTGCATACTCTCATCA